CTCTCGACAATTATGTTGCCTTAACTTTATTCACTACGAATTAAACAGTCTTTTGTTTATTCATTAAATATTGCACTGTTTTAAATTCTAGTATTCCTCTTGGTGACTTAAATACATCTCTATGGGCTGTAGTGTAAGAGGGAATAAATCCTTTAATTGTCTTGGCTACTTTAACGGTCTCGAACAAATGTCGCTTAAAGAACCCTGGAATAGATAAACCTAACCTATACCTATCCCCTTCAAGGAAAAAGTCTATCAACTCTGTAAATTTAGGATTATGCTTACAATTCTCTAATATCATAATCCATCGGAGAATCTCCATCTTTTCATTCCACTTCTTGGGATCGTGATATCTCTCCGGATTTATCGCACTGTTTAAGGCTAGAACAGTGGGATAACAACCTGCCACCATATTGGTTCCTGGGACCAGAACCTCAGGTGTGAAGAACCTCTGCAGGTAAACTACTGTGTTTCTGTTGACTCGCTGTTTCTCAGGATTGGCTGTTAGCCCGAACGCTTCAGCGGCCTTAGAAATACATTGTCCAATCTCTTCTTCTGACATATCGTCACCAAACGTCAAAGCTCCATCATCACCGAGCAACTGTGATCCGGAGTTCTGTTCGAGGTATAGATGCACTCCCTGAGATACTATACTCTCTACTAAATTAGTCCATCCCGATCCAGACGCTATCCCGTGTTCTCCCTGCGTTACTGTGTTGTCGTCGATCATTATTGGGATGTTGATTACATGGTGTAAGGACTTCTTTAGCATTGGTCTGTCCTTAGGTTGAAAGATTGGTGCAACTACGTCGTACACAAAATCCATTGCCCAAGACCTACACGTGGTGTCCATCTTAGTGTAGTCCATAGCAACCTTCCATGGTTTTGAGAAGAAACCTTGTTTATGCATGGCTATCTCTACGTGGTCAAAGCCTTCCCAAGCACTAAAGCTGGGTACCTTATTCCTACGGATCAAGTCCATGATGGGCACAACAAATCGTTTCTCTACTAAATTTGTAGACATAGGGAACATAAAGATAAATCTGGGTTTTAATCTAGTTGACCTACGTCCGAGGACCGCGGGGTACTTTTCCCACTTGCCACTCTTTGCGTCCTTAACGGCTCTGGACTGGACTTCAGAGGCGCTACGCTTACTAAAGTCAGGTAAACCTGAGTTAGTATCGACTTTTGATTCTTCGATATCGCGTTGCAGGACCTGCTCCGGAGTTAGAGCTCGAAGATCATGAGCATTACCAAATAGTAACTCTCTCGTCTGTGTAACAAGGCTGGATCTTAATTCCTTGGACATTGTGGGTGCATTTCGAGGAGTGAAATACATTTCCAGATCTTCCATGGAATCTCTCAGGGGAGGGTAAGCTCCCTGTGGTCCAAACTTAGCCCAACGGGTTTTCTCATATTCCGTTAAACTAGTAAAAGGTGAGTTGTTACGGGACAACACCTCTGACCATAGCAGTTTGACTTCATCCATAGACTTATCCTTAAACAGTGGACTTCTCTGCGTTGCAGTTTTGCCATCGCGTAAGTTCTCAAACTGTCCGGTGAGACCATA